ACCACCCTCACCCATAGTCATGTGATGTGCGGGATAGAAAGAGCAAGATGCAAACTGTCCAAATGATCCAAGCAACTTGCCATCGTATTTACTGCCAAGAGCATCGCAACAATCTTCTAATAGAATCAATCCGTATTTGTTTACGATCTCCATGACACGATCCATGTTTGGAGGATTGCCTAGCACATGGGCAAAGACCAATGCCTTAGCACCATTTCTAGCAGCATTCTCCACCTGATCTAAATTGAGATTCAAAGTGTCAAGTTCAATGTCAACAAATACTGGTTCAAATCCATTTTGAATAATCGGATTTACTGTTGTTGGAAACCCAGCAGCGGGGGTAATAATTTTTGTACCAGGAACAAAATTGTAGAGTCGTTTGGTCTTAAGTGCCGAGATCATCAATAGATTAGCACTGGAACCACTATTTGTCAGTGCACCATATTGCTTTCCGAGTCTTTCTCGAAACTGTCGTTCAAAACGAATTCCATTTTCACCAAGTGCCAACCACCCATCCAAGAAACACTCAATACCAGCAACAAACTCTTCATCATCAAAATAAGATCCAGCATATTGAACTGAATCTTTTCCTGCTACCCACTTTTTATTTTGTTGTTTTCTTTTTAGTTGAACCAATTCTTTGATCTTGCGATCAATTTCATCGTCAGAAATATTCACTTGAATCATTTATATAAATCCTTGTTTCAGTTTTCTATATGTATGCCGAATACCCGACACCAATCCAATCTCATTATAGTCTATACCATGGGCATTTCCACAGTAGAATTCCAAATCCTTTTTATTTTCAACAATAATCGGAACTCTAAAATCATCTAGATTGTTTATATGATTTGCAATCTCTTTCAATGTGAATTTAGATTCATATGAACAATTTATATTTTTGGGAAGAGTTGAATCATTAATATACTTATCAACCAAAGAAACCAAATCGTCCATATAGTAAAAATCCATTATTTTGTTTGAATGAATAATTATTGGTTCTTTTTTCAAATATCTTAATATGTTACCTTTGACGAATCTAGTTTCCAATTCATCTTCATTGAATAATCCAAAAATTCTAAGATTAAACCAATTATCGGTATTATTGATGATTTCTGATATTGCCCGTTTACTTATCCCGTATGGTGTATTTGGTGCAAATAGTTCTGCTCCAGACCCAAATGTGATTAGTTTATCAAATGAAGATCTATTCATTTGAAGATTGTGTATCATTCTCAAATTCTGAAAAACTGTATCTTGCTGATCAGTATGCAATCTACTGCCACCGACAAAAGCGGTATGAATGACTACATCAAATTTTTTATCAACAAACCAAGAAAAAGTTGACCATGTATCTGTTAGATCAAAGTCAACTCTTGTTACTTTAGTTGTATTGTATTTTGAATTAAGAGAGGAATGTAAATTTCTTGCAATATAACCATTTCCACCAGTAATCAATATATTCATTACTTTTCTTTCGCAAAATCAGCAAATTCTACAAGGATTGTAACAACTCCATCGGTTCTATTCAGTGCTTTTGTATATGCTGGAACTATATCCTCTGGTTCAAACAATTCTATAACTTCCGTATTCTTGGTCATCAATCTAAATGCTTCCGAAAAATTACCCTTATGCTGACATTGCGGATCAACTGGTCTTTCACTTCCAACAGCAACTCTAACTATTACTTTTGGTGTGCATTTTCCATTTGACATTTCCTTGAATTTGTCAAGGTGATTTACAAACTGATCAACACCCATCAGTAAAAAATTCCACCGAGGATATGTTGAAACAGGAATCATTCCTTCAATTGCCATACCGTTAGCAAGACCACTTTGAAAATATTCTGCAACTGGTAATTCTAATTTTTTATGTGCTGGTAAATGTTTCAATGAATCATAAAGTCCAGTACCTTCATATTCAACCGCCTGACCAATGAAAAATGTATCAGGATGATCTGCAAGCATAGACATTGCTTTTTGTAATTCTTCAAAATATTTCATTAAAATTGAACCCGTTTTCCAGCACCAGCATGTGGATATTTTGTATTTGTGTATTGATAATATATCAAATTCTTCTGCCTAAGCAACCCACCACTATAATCAGAATTTAAATAATACGGTCTTTCTCTTTTCCATACACCTGGAGTTGGTGTACATACTGATTTTTTGTTGTCTTCTACAATAAATGTTATGGGAAGATCATAATTTAAACTGTACTTGTATGCTTCGTGAAATGCACCCGTTTCTGCGGACATATCACCAACCCAACACCAAACACTATTTTTCTTATTTTTCAATTTAATTGCCATAGCGATGCCAGCAGCAATTGACGGTATACCACCAACTATGGAACTACAAATAAATTTATATTCTGGCATGTTTGCAATCATAGACTTGCCTTCTATGATATTCTGTTTAAATAATTCTCTAGGAATACCTTTCAATAATCCTTGATAATGGTTTCTCCATGTGCAACACACCCAATCATCCTGAATATTAATTTCTTTAAAGATTTCTATTATAAAATCTTCATTTCCAGAATATAGGTGAATTGGAGCCTTTATTCCACCAGCATTAAATATATCTCCAATTTCTGTTTCAAATTCAATTAGTTCTTCTTTTACCATATGAATTTGCCCTTATAGTAATCAACAATATTGACTAATTCTTCATCAAAATTTTTAGTCGGTGTCCATCCAAGATTTCTTAATTTATTGTCATCCAATGCATACCTAACATCTTGTCCTATTCTGGAATATGAAACATCTACATATTTTTCTATGTCAATGTCGTGAGTTTTTAACATAGTTGATATAATTTTATTAACTGTTTCCATATTGGATTGCTCAAACCCACCAGCAATGTTGTAAATTTCGTTTTTAACGCCACTTTCTATTATGGTGATGATTGCATTTGCTGTGTCTTCCGCATGTAACCAGTTTCTGATAGGAGTTCCACCGTTATGCAGAGGTACTTTTCTTCCAAGAGAAACATATTTACATGTTTTTGGAATTAATTTTTCTACATATTGCCCAATACCGTAGTTATTTGTTGGTCTAACAATTACATAAGGAACTCCATATGTTCTAGACCATGCCAAAATTAACATATCGGCAGCTGCTTTTGTTGCAGAATACGGATTTGAAGGTTTCAGCAAATCACTCTCAGTATGAGCACTGTCTACAATGTCTCCATATACTTCATCGGTACTAAAATGCAATAAAGTTGGAATTTTAGAATGTTCCTGTCTATAATTTTTAATCAGTTGTACCAGATTATGAACACCATTTATATTTGATTTAACAAAATCGTCACTATTTGCTATAGAGTTTCCAACATGGGTTTCTGCTGCCGTATTAATAACATAATCACAGTCATACAGAAATGTGAGATCATTTATGTCGCAATGGACAAATGAAAAGTTTGTATGTTGTTTAAATTCATTTAATAGTTCTTTATTGGCAGCATAGGTGATTTTATCTACACCCTTTACATACCAACCCCTTTGTAAGCAAAGTCGTGTCACATAAGACCCGATGAATCCCAAACATCCAGTCACATATACAATTTTACTCATACTGTAGTTTAACCTTTCCTTTGTAGAAGTCAACTAGTTTATGTATGATTGTATCAATATCAATATGTAAATTATTATGGATGTTGTAATTATCAACAGTGCTGATTAGATACAATATATTGTTTGTTTTTGGATTATAATCGGTTTTGTCGATGCGAACAACATCTGTAGGATACAGTTCACAAAACCTAGATCCAATAAAACCAGAAGAACCAAATACAGATATGTTATTTATATGTTTCATGATAAAAACGATTTAATAAGTTATTAATTACTGGTAGCGAATATCATATTTTCTGGGGTTTTGCCAATTAAAAAATAACCTAATTTATTAAATTTACGAGCAAGTGTATCCTGCTTGTGATCGTTTTCTACACATAATATACGACATCCATAGTCACGAGGATTGAACCACTCCTGTAGAACAAGGTTTGCGGAATATCCCTCAACATCAACATTTATTAAATCAAATGGACCAAATGAATTCAATATCTGCTTCAACCCTATTTTTCCAACAAATACTTTTCTTGGATTTATACACTCACCACTTGAATTAAATTCTCTATTATTTTCTCCAATTCCTCTATTTGTCCAACTTTCTATGCTAGACGATACCGCACTCATTGGAGAATCATAAAATTCTAGATATGGTTTGTCGTCCAAATCGCTTTCCAAAACCACAGCTAAATTTATCAAATTTGCTCTACTCGGATACATCTTATAGCTATCATATAGTTTAACAAAGCAATGTGAAGATGGTTCTATAAAAACACCACTCCATCCCTCGTAGTTTGACATAAGATATTTAACATTACTAAATGTTTCGCCATCATATGCTCCTATGTCAAGTAATTTACCACTTGTCATATTGTGTTGATTTATATAATTTAGTATTATTTCTTGTTCGTTATTTTGAGAATAATTTTTCATTTCAACTCCCTTTATGTTCAGTATTTACTAGTTTCATATCTTCTGCGTGAATATTAGAATAAAAATCATCAACACCATCAGATGTTACTGGTATTTGCTGACCCACAAAATACACACCACCATTTTGAAGACCTCTAAGAGAGATGCTAGGAAATGGTTTTTTTGCAAAAAATGGATCATGTACAGTAACCGTACAATTATTAGTTTTTATCATATTTGATAAATAAGCAGACATAAAATTTTGATCTTCTGTTTTTATGTTTTTTGGTGAATATTCTAAAATAGAAGTTTTAATTTTATTTTTAAATTTTTCAGTTTTCAATCCAAACATCCCTGCTTGTATAAACCACCCATGATATGGATGATCTCTCATTATATGAATGTCGGTATTATTTGTCAACCAGTCATCTACTGCATATTTTTCTCTTAATGACAATCTAGAATCAGCATCTCTAAATATTGCATATTCTACCTCTGGATCATCAACAACTAAAAATCTATTTAAGGATGATGTAAAATCTCCATCAGAATCCAATAAAATTACTTTAGTATTTTCAATATTTTTTAATTTTTTGATTGTTTCTTGTGGGACACATGAGTTACAATAAAATACACAACTCCATTCTGGATAAATTGATAAAGCAAGTTGTGCATTTTTAATAGCACCTACATTATATAATGTGTCTGCTCCCCATAAACTAAAAGATATTACTTTTTTAGACATTTTTATTTAACCAAAAACTATTACCAGTTCCATTTTTTAACACATTATCCAGTCCCAAAGAATGTAATATAAATTTAGAGTTGAGATGTAATTCTAAATCATCTGAAAAACATTGATTTTTGTAAACTTGATTTTCTTTATTTGCACTCATTTGTATTTCTGCAAATATGCAAGAAACAACATCAAGATTACATCCTTTCAATACTTCCAATTCCGCACCCTGAACATCAACAGAAAGCAAATCAATATCAAAGTTTATTATATTAGATAATTTATCGGTTGGTACTGATATTTTAATAACGCTAAAAAAATCATATCCACTTTTATTATTTTGAATTACGGGATAAATCGAATCGCATCCTGGTGATGATGTTCTATAAAAGTCTATAAATCCCGTTTGATTTGTTATTGCTATGTTGTGCAGTTTGACTCTTGGATTATTTTGGTACTTGTGTACCAAAATAGAAAAAAATTCTTGAACTGGTTCAAAAATATGAATAGTAGCATTTGGATAGTTTTTTAAAAAAGTATCACCCTCATGACAAACATAACCACCAACAATTACTATATTTTTTATTTGTTCTATTGTTTTATTTATGTATAAATGAAAATTATTTTCAATATCTCTAGAAATTGTATCATATCCATTTGGTTCTGTATATATTTTTGTATTTTCCAAATAATTTTTAATTGTCATAAATATTCCTTAAAATAATTGTTTAAAATTTCAACTCTACCCATATTCGATACTCCTGTAAGATGAACTAAAAAATTACCATGCTTCCATTGATGTATTATAGGGAGTCCTGGTTTCCAATATGGCTGATACATTTCCTGACTCGGAATAGAATCAAATATATCATTTGAAACTATTTTAAATTTGTTACCAATATCAGTAAATTTATGCAACAAATTTAAAGTATGTTGTTCTTCTCTAAAACTTTTATTTAGATTCGAATATACATGATAAAAATATTCTATAAATTCTTGAATATTTTTTGTTTTTTGAATCATAAAATTACCAGTACTAAAATATGGAACATCGTTTAAATGATGTCCGTTCCACACATTAGATGCATAAAATAGATGATTTTCGTCTAAACCTATTTTTAATATATCATAATCGTCATTAGTTATCAAAGCATCAGCATCTATCCACATAACTACATCATATAAAATTAAATAATCAAAAACACGAAAAAGTCTTTGTACTCCCAACTCTTTATTAGATGCGACTCCGCGAAGATCACTACCCAACGAAGTTAAATTGATAAAATCATAACCATGTTTCTTCGCATATCTTTCTTTTGATGGATTTGTTAATTTTAGTACATCTTTGATGAATAAATCTGTACATTCTTTTGATTTAAATTCATCAGTTCCACCAGTTAAAACTAACACTTTTTTATTCATGAATATTCATACCCCAATCATTTAAATTTGGAATATTATACTTTTTAATGTTTTCTCTTATAAAATTATACTTATAGTTTTCTAAAAGTTTTTGATGATCATATATGTTTAAATCCACTTTTAATGGAAATATGAATTTTTGTATTTCCCAATTAAAATTATTTACGGACTTATCATACTCTCGATAATCTATCGTCTGTACTCCAAACTCAGTTTTGTTTACATAATCAAATATTTTCCAATAATATTGTTTAATTGCCACACACTTTTTATCTAACCATTGAAGATGTGACACAAACAAATGCGGAACATCAAATCTAGCACCATTGCCAGGATGTGGTAAATGTTCAGCGTGCATCTGTATAGTTTTAAATTTTACATTGCTTGTATATGATCCTATACGATCCGCAAGATGATCTCTCCACTTATCATCAATTCTTATATCATTCAAACCAACATATTGAATCCAATTCAGATGAAACAAAGTATTCTTATAAGTGTCGAGTATTTGTTCTAATTGTTGTTTTGTTATATTTCCGTCAAGATATTCATCAGAATCCAAACATATAATTTTACCAGAATATTTAAATGCTTCATCAAATAATTCTTGACGAATATTAGATTCCATGAAGAACCCAGAGTCATCTCTGTTCGTGCGTAAAATACTTAATATATTATATTTTTCTTTGTTTTCAGTCAAGAACTCATAGGTTCCATCATTGGACCCATCATCCATGAAAACAAACGCATCGGCATATCTTTGCCATATTGGAAGCATCTCTTTTAAAAGAAATACTTCATTTTTTGTCATTGTAATTTGTACGATCATAGTAAATATTTTCAATATATCAAACAGTCAAACTTAGTCGTGTATTTGCATACTGTATGGACTCCGATGTTCTGTCATCATATTTATACAAGTGAAGATACTTGTCTATGTGAGTTTCGCTTTTTATCAATGGATACATTCCAAGACACCATGCGTAATCTTCACCATAAGATGATTGCTCAAACTTTGATTGCTTTGCAATTTCACTTCTCCAATAACAAATATGGAAAGGTGGACGGCGAACATGTGTCATTCCATACACATATCTTTCATTTGGATTGTTCATGCTAAAATTTACAGTAAATTCATTTCCATTTACAACACAGTGCTGATCAAATGTAATAACATCTGCTGGATTATTCTTTGCAGAATCAACAAGTGAACTGATATAATCATCCGCAATATCATCATCGTCATCCATAAACCCAACCCATTTGCCCCTAGCAGAATTTAATATTGCTTGTCGTTTCTCTCCAATCGACATGCTTTTATTGTCTACAAGACAAAGTATCTCTACTTCTGGATAGTTTTGACTTTGTGTTTGCAGTTTATTCATTAATGGAATTAAATATTTTTCAATTCTGGATGGAATTGAAAGAATCATCACTGTTAATAATACATGATCACTTTGTATTGGCATATGGTTTCACTTTTACTATTTGTTCTTTAACTCGTTCAAAAATAGATTTAGAATATTCTTTTGCTAAATTATAATTTATTTCAACATACGGGAGCATATCGTTATAAGTGTTATCATTTATTGAATTGATCTTTTCAATCAATTCTGGGAATGAATCAAAAGTTATGATACCTCTAGTATCAAAAAATCTTCCAATATCCCAACATCCCCAATATATTGGAACTGTTTTTGTAATCAAACAGTCCACTATTTTTTCACTGAAATACCATTTTTCTTTGTTATTTTCAATTGATATACTAAATTTTGACTTAAATAAGTTTATCTTGTCATCGTTTGGCAATAACCCGTCATGTATGGTATCTGAAAACAAAAGACCATTCCCTGTTGGTTGATTCGTGATAAATCGTGTGCTTGAATAAAATACAGTTGGATATTTGAGATATTTTCTGTTATTCCAAATAACTTGACGCATCGTATAACCTGGAGCACCAAAGTGATTTGTTGTCATAAAACTAATTGTATTTTGTTTTTCTCCAATTTCACTTAAAATGTCGTGATCAAGTTGTCCCAATGAATCATTATGGTTGTTTTTGGTTTTTCCCAACCATGTTGTTCCATATGGAAATAAAATAGAATGTGGTACATTGGATATGACATCTTCATCTGTAGACAATATTAAATCATACTGATGTGCATTTTGAACTATTCTCCAACCAGGTTCTCTGTTTGGACAATGAGCAGGTTCATTACTGGAAACAAAAACCTTATATGAATTGGGATCTTCAAACAAGATTGGATTGATGTCGTTGTGAAGTCTTCCGCATCGTCCAAATCGGGTGAAATGAACTTCGCAAGGAAAATCCAGATATATAGGGTCTAATCCAAAATAATCAACATTAATAATATTCACTTTAAACATTTATATATTTCCAACTAAGTTGAATTTCACGACCTCTTCTTGCAAACCCATTTCTCTCAAAGATTTTTCTTTGGATTCACCATCAGCAATCCCCATTGTAATCATTGGTTTGAATCCTTCGGGTATGTGAGTTCCAGGCCATATCGCATATGCCTGACCGAGCATTGCCAGTCTCATTTTTGGCAAAAACATTGGCAATACCTCTGCCATTAGTATTTCGTGATCAAAAACTTTAACAGCAGGATTAGTCTGATTAAATTCACACCGTTCAATCCAATATTTCAAGAACTCAATAACGATTGGTCTATAGTTAACATAGATTGGAGACGCTTTTGGAAGTTGTGGATTTACCTCTTTAGGATTGCCTGAATATGCAAATCCCATATCACATTTATCTTCCAGATCATCAAACACTGTAAGTTCTGCATGAATTCGCGAATCCACATCCATCCACACAAAGGGACGCTTCTTTTCCTCAAGAACATCAAGAATAAATCTTGGTTTTGCCAAACAATTTAAACGATATTCTCCGCGAGATGGCAACTCACGAACATCGTGTGGAATGTTGTTTTCGTTACAGTTTATTCGTAAACGACGAGAATGATCACTGTAGTATGTGCGACCATCTATATCGCAATAAAATGATACAATTTCAGTTTTCATTGATTAATTTAAATAATTGATCGTCAGCAGATGCAAGATCTTTAACACGATTAAAGTTATCTTTCACTGCTTCTAATTTACTATAGTAAAGATCTGGAGTTAACTGAGATATGTCAAAATCAGGAACTAATTCAATAATTCCATCTTTGTTAAACAAATCTCCAATGTCAGGCGATCCCCAATAGATTGGGATGACTCCTGTTGCAAAACAGTCTGTTATTTTTTCTGTATAATAAGTTTCGTACTTGTCATTCTCAATAACAATTTGAAACATGTAATCATTCAGTGCTTCTGATTTATCCCATGGGGTGTTTCCAATTCTCTTGGATTCCAAAGCACCACCATACAAATCAATCTTTCCCTGTAACTGTTCAGCAACGGAATGACGAATCGCATGACCAAAAGCAAATTTCTTTGGAGAAGCAATCATAGAAACAAGTTTAGTTTTCTCAAAAACCTGTTGATCCTTTGCCCATGGTAAATTGCTACCAGCAGGGCAATACCTGATATTGAAATGTTTGCCTACCCAACTCTTTTCAGAAGTAAAAACCAAATCATATGAGTTACAAATCTGTACAAAATTCTGTTCCCAAAGATCTCTAGGAAAACTCATTGAATGAAAAATAGCACGAGATTCGCAAATCCATGCTATCTTTTTCTCTCCTAGTTTTTTCTGATAAGAAAGACCAGTTGGAATGGCAGAATCAATAAAAACCTTTACAGGATAATCTTCCGATGTCCAGTCAAAGTGTTTTGGTTTTAAGTCAGAACAAGAAGAATGTTCTATGACAAATGGAGCACCAATTGCCTGTAACTTTTTCATAATCTAAAATCTCCACAAGTATGTATGCTACTTTCCTATATGGTATTTCGGAATGAGTGTCCATTCCTTCTTTTCTTTGTGTGGAATGATCTTCAATCGGGCAAGGGATAACTGTGGATCCGCATACTTCTTTGGATCCACAGGATCAATCAATCCCCACTCTGTAAGTAACTTGACGATTGTGTTTCGTCTGCCAAGATCGTCTGTAGACATGTCACTTTCAAGACCGTCTAAAACAAACATCTCTTTAAAGTGCATAATCGCATATCTACCTCGTTTGTGTAGTATG